GTATCACATTCTTTACAGTCATACATAGATACAATTGTATATTCTGATTCCCCATTTACATCTTCGGCATCATAATCGTTCTGCCAAACGACTTCCGCATTACAGTAAAAACATTTCATTCTTTTTCCTCTTCTTTATTTTCTTTTTCTTCCTGTTCTTTTTTACCAAAGATCTCTTCAAAATTTTTCTTGTAAAGATCTGTTGGTGGTCTTGATCGACCATCCCATTGTCTACCTTTTTCTTTACTCATTCCTTATCCTTTTTATTATAATATCCAATCATTCTACGACTCTCATATTTTTGTAATCGTTCTTTCATTATTTTATTCTCCTCATAAACTTGATTAAATTTTTCTGTTAATCTTTTTATTCTTGGTTCATACATCTCCCTATAATATAATGACCAGTTCTTACTTATTTCGTTTACCTTTGCCATCCATATCTTTCATTTTTTTAATTTCTAATTCACAATAATGAATTACTTTTTCTAAGTCCTGTATTCCATTTTTATTCAAATACCTACAAACATACTTCACAACATTCCCTTGAAAGAACGAGAGATTGTTTTTTGAAATAAATTCATACGGTTGAATGTGAAAGTCTTTGTAGTGGGATCCTCCGATTTGTTTATCTTGTGGAAATACACTATCAAACATACTTTTATTTGTCATATAGCCTCCTCTATTGGGTAACATTTGTTATCATCTTTAGGTCTTATAATATGTAAGTGTTCCTTGGTTCTTGTAGCACCTACATAGAATAATCTGCTTTCATCATCTTGATTCTTATCATATGATTTTTTAGTATTGGTTGTTAGATCTGTTAGTAAAACTACGTTATCCTCTTCACCACCTTTTGCACTGTGAATAGTAGATAATTTTATCCGTGGTTCTTGGTTCAAGATCTCTCCATTACGTTTCATTCTTCTAATATAATTAATTCTTTTTTGACCTGCTTGATCAAATGCTTCAAACCAAACTTCATTTGTTTTAAGTCCATAGTCTTTTTGTAATTGTTCTAAACTATAGACACTATTCTTAACAATTGATTTTAGCCTATCCTTGTTCCATTTATCATTACTCATATACTTTGAAATATTTTCTATTTGTTTTGAATCCAACATCTGTCCTTGTGTTAAATGTTCCCAACTCAAAGCTGCTTCTTGAATATTTTTTTCATATTGTTTTTTAAATCTGTTTTCATAGTACAAACCTTTATCTCTAATAGTTTCTTCTAAAGAATCTAATATTGATCTTGTTCTAGTTAATACTAACCATTTACCTGAAGTCATGTCCACATCTTCAAAAGAATCATAAGCAGATAATCTTCCTTCATGTTGTTTAGGTTCCCAATTCTTTTTAATTCTATTATCAACTCTTCCAATAATAGAGTTGGCTAGTTCATGTATTCTTTTTGGTACTCTTCTTGATTTTGTTAAGGGTAATTGTAAACCTTTTTGTGTAATGAATGAGTCTACATCTGCGCCAGCCCATCTAAATATTGCTTGATCATCATCACCTGCAATAAAAGAATCTTTTGTTTTATTCCAAATAGATCGTGCCATATCCCATTGCATCATTGATAAGTCTTGAGCTTCATCAATAAATACTACATCAAAGTTTGGTGATTTATCTGATTTCGTAAAATCTAAAATCATGTCATTGTAATCAATAAGATTATAATCTTTTTTATATCGTTTTAACTCTTCTGCTAAATGTATAAGAGTTTTATATTCAACATCTTGATTGTGTTCTTTTAAATTATATTGTCTATCAATACTTATGTTTCTAAGTTTTGCTAAATGAATAATTCTTAGATAATCACTTTTAGTTGAGAACAATCCAGTCTCTTCTTCATCGTAATCATTATAATCTAAAAACAAATGTTCTTTTCTACCCAAGTCTTCGTAATGTCTTTTCTGCATGACTTGGTTTTTCTTAATACCCAGTTGTCTAAAAGCCAATGAATGTAATGTTCTAAAATGTGGAAGATCATCCTCTTCTAAATTAAATTTTTTCATAGCTCTATCTTTAGCTTCATTCGCTGCTTTCTTTGTAAATGCAAAATAACCAATACGATCTGGGTTAGTTGTTTTTAAATAATCATCAACCTTGTTTAAAAGAGTATGTGTTTTACCTGTTCCTGGTGGGCCTAATACAATTGTTTTCATATTAATATGGTGAATCCTCTTTTAGTTTTTTAGGTGTATGAGTATTTTCTGATTTATCAAAAGCATCTACAACCATAATACTAGGTCTTTTCTTACCAATGATAATTCTATCATCACTACAGTTGCAATATTCTTTTAACATTTGTTGTGTAACCTGTGGTTTCTCTGGCCATTTTTTTCTAAGTAAATGTCCATGATAAAATTTATGAAATATAAATTTATGTTTACCTTCTTCAGTGTACACATTACCATTAAGAATATCTTTCTTGGTTGTTTCCGCTGCAGTTCTATTGGTGCAAAACTCTTCTAAATGTTCTTTTAATTGATCAACAATTGAAGATCCTGTTGGTGCTTTTATTATTTCAACACCCTGTAGTAATTGATCAGTATACTTTTCAAATTCTTTAACCGTGATTCGTGGTGGTTTCTTATTGATTTGTTTTGCAACAGTTCTTCTAAACAATCTTTGTTCCATTAGATAATCTATGTTATCTAATTTAACTCTTTCTCCATCTACATTAACCCAGTAATAAGGTTCATCGAGTTCAACTTTTTGTAGATCATCTAAACTTGGGAAAACTGAATCACCACCAATTCCATATTTTCTAGTTCGACATAAATTTTTATCACAATGATTACACATTGGATCTTCATTACATTTAAATCCTAAATCTTTACCATCGTTAAATTTTATCTTACCCTGAACAATCCTATCTTCTAGTGGCCCTTCTGGATGTTTCTCAAAATATTTATAATTGAATGCATTTATTTTTGTTTGCCAAGCATCTGGCCATTTTCTCTTCGCATACTGTATGTATTGATAAATAATTCTATCTCTTCCATCTTTAATATCTGATTGTGTTAATGATTCTAAACAAGGTGGGCCATCACTAAACTCTGACTCTGGTCGTTTAACCTCAAGTTTTTCTAATTGTTCTGGTGTAACTTTGCTTAGTTGATACAAGTTTAAAAAACCATCTACATTAACAGCTTCTGCATTTTCATTAAAGCAATATCTTGTAGTGTTATTGCCATTAAAGTATGGTAAATTTAAGAAATTTCCTGTATCATCTTTTGATTTTAACTCTACTTGTTTTGGAAAAACTTCTGATCCACCATAACCCAATACAGCGCTAACAGAAATTAATTTATCTCTCATCAGTTTTGCTTCAACGGGAACTGTTGTAAAACAAAATACATGTGCACCACCTGATTTAGATCTAAATACAAGTAATGGTAAATTTAATTGTTTTATTTTATTAATTAATTTTTTATGATCAAAACCTGCATACGAATCAATATCAACACAACCCCACTTACATTTGTTGTTTTCATCAATTGGTATAATACCAAGACTAGGTTCAATACCATTTAAATGTTTCTCCCACATTGAATCATTAACATCTTTTCTTTGAACAAAAGATTTACCTTTTATTTTTTGACCGTCGGCACCTTTCTTATCAACATAAGTGACACCATGGGCTCTTTCTAAGCCTGAAAATATTTTTTTAAAATCATCCATAATTTATCTGTATTATAAGCGGGCGTTTCCACGCTAGTTTCAACGCCCACTACCTAGGATTCTATTTAATATGGTGACTTTTCTGATGCTTCTGCATCAGTATCATGTTTAACTTCAACCTCACCTTTACCGATCTTCTCAGCAAATCCTTTAGCTAAAGAATAAACATTACTGTCTGTAACAGGGCCAACTTTACTTATGTCCCAACCAAACCATGTTCCTTTGTCATTAGACATTTGAACAGATTTTAGTTTATAAACATGGCTAAATGTTGGCGGCGTAAACAACCCATTCTTACCTTGCATCTTGATTGACATCATCATTGAGTTCCAAGTTCTACTTACTTTTAGTTGAGTCCTTGTCATCGATACCAATGCAGTGCCTGGGTTCTCACCTGTAGTTACAACAAAATGATTTGCTGTGTTCTCCAGATAATTACCATTAGGTAATACATCTCTATACATTTGATCTCGTTTGGTTGTTTTTACTATAGCATCATCTACCGAGTGCATACCAACAAGACCACCTCCAAGTTCTCTAGGTTTCCACTCTAGATACTTTCTCTCGTAAGAGCATGGAATAACATTTATTCCTTTTTCACCATCAAATAATTGTTTAGTGACAGAATTTAATATCATTCCTGGTTCAGCACCTTCAACATATTTTCCATTCTTTTTATTTATTTCAGGAGATAATTGTCCTAAAACTTTTAAGAACGGTAAAGCAAGATCTTCTTGCTCCATGTTTTGAGCACCTTGATTTGCATCAGCTTCAAACATATTAGTTGATAAAGCTCCTGCAGTTTCTTTTTTCGTTAGGTTTTGTTCTTTACTCATGATTATTTTTTCCTTTTTATAGTTGTTTTATTTCCAACATATACGCTGAAAATTTCCGTTGGCATTTCTTTACCTGCCTCAATACGCTCACGGACTAACGCTTTCAGAGTCATGGGTTCAACCTTTAGCTTTTGTGCAGGTTGAAGCCCCTGACCCTTCGCAAGTTCAGCATATTCTGCTGCCTTGTTGTCTTCTCCACGGCCAAAAGATACCACCACTTCGTTCTTGATAATATCTCCTAAGCCATTGGTACGAAGCCAGTTAAACGCCGCTTCTTTATTTGCCTGTGTTATAGTGGCATTATAGAACGGCTTAACGTCAATCATAGATCCATCCATAAGTCTTAGCTGAGATAAACCCATCTCTGACATCATGGTTGGAATTACTTCTCCTGATATAACGTCTAAATCTTTTTTCTTATCTTTTACTCTTTCCTCAAGAAGTTGTATTTCTTGAGTAAGTTCATCCATCTTTTTAACTTCTTCAGATAAAGTTTTTAGATTTTCACTTTTATCTAAAACATTTGTTTTATCTTGTTCAAAATTAATAGAACCACTACCTGTAAAAGTTTCTATTTTTGTATTGCTCATATTACATGTTCTCCATTATAGTTCATGTTTAATTTAGTTTGAAACATCTTTCTTCTCTCTTGAGACTCATTCAACTCTTCTTTATTTTTTCTTTTGTATTCATCTACAAATTCTTCAAGTTGTTCAAGTCCAAGTTTATCTGCACAATTATAACAAACTGTACATCTCAAACTGTGGTGTTTTCTAAATAAATTTATTTTATCTTTTATTAGTTTAAAAAATTTTC